CCAAGGCTTTATCTATGCAAGTTCGATCGTAGTTGCGATGAAGAAACTGAAACTTAAAGAGGATGAAGACGGAAATAAAATTTCAGAAGTACGCGGCATTCGTGCTGCTTGTAAAGTCATGAAGACTCGTTACGCGAAACCTTTTGAGAGTGTACAGGTCAAGATTCCGTATGCCACTGGCATGAATCCGTACAGTGGATTAGTCGATCTTTTTGAAGCAAAAAATATTTTACAAAAAGATGGTAATAGGCTGAAATTAATTTCTTCTAACGGTGAAGAACACAAATACTACAGAAAAGAATGGGAACGCAATGACAATGGCTGTTTGGACATAGTGATGGCAGATTATCTCAATTTATCAAAAAATATCGTTGTGAATGAAACAGAAGAAATAGTAGAACAATGAAAAAAATAGGTAATTGGTGGGCTCCTGATAACACTATCATTACTGCTGATATGATAGAGCAAGAAACCTTTACCTGCTTGCCCATATTAGAAAAAGCCTATGTCTATGTCAAACGTTTTGAACGAGCAATAGATGTAGGTACTTGGATTGGAGATTCTACAACTAGTATTTCAAAGAAATTTAATACGGTTGTTGCATTTGAAGCAAACACAGAAATTTATAAATGTTGTGAAGAAAATCTTAAAGATCGTGGAATAACCAATGTAGATCTACGCAATGTTGGGTTAAGCAACACAGCTGGCACAAAAACATTCTATAATGGTAATAGTCATTTTAGTGGTTGGATATCGGACAAGTATCCTGACACTGTAAAAACAGTATCAAATATTTTGAAAATAGAAGCTGCACCGTTAGATGACTTTAATTTTATTGGCATCGATTTTATTAAAATCGATGTAGATAGTCATGAAGGATTTTTACTACAAGGTGCCCAAGCATTTTTACGGAATAATTCACCTGTGATATTAATAGAAAATAAAGAACGTATTCATGCAGAGCGGCAACCTGAAGATCGACCAAATGTGAATACATTGTTAAATAGTTTAGGCTATATAATGGTTGAAAAGGTAGCTAAAGCGGATTTTATTTTCATTAAACAACTTTGAAAAACGGAGAATTTACACTACTATGGTTGATACACAAATTGCAGATATTTGGTTGTTATTTAAAGAATACATAGATAAAAAAACACTAGATACCGTTGCAGATCGTTATGTTGAACTGTTAGCAGATTACGGTATTTCTGATAAAGTGCTTGAAGGTGCCACAGGCCACGACGATATCTTAGATAAGGCTATTGAATATTATCTTGACGAAACCGAAGAAGAAGAGGAAGGATATGAGGAAGATAATTGGGACTATGATTCTAAAGATGAATGATTTATGAACTGGTATTCTAAAATAAGTAAAGATATTTCACATATTCCAGATGCTGTTGAATACTATGAAAAAGAATTGGCAGAGGCTAGACTAGAATGCCGTATATTTGGGAATATAGAAAAGGCCACTGCTAGTATGCCGGGAGTGGTAGAACAACGATTTAATCAGTTGCAAGAAATTGAAGCAATTTTAGAGTATCTAAACATAGAATGCCGCAGACTGAAAAGCCAACATTTTAGAAAGTATTTAGAAAATTATCAAAGAGCACTAAGTTCTAGAGACTGTGATAGATATGTAGAAGGCGAGTCAGATGTTGTTGATTTTGAGAAAATCATCAACGAATTTGCGCTTTTACGCAATAAATGGCTAGGCATTACCAAAGCCCTGGATCAAAAACAATGGCAGTTAACCAACATCGTTAAACTCAGGGTCGCAGGAATGGAAGATGCCTCGTTGTAAATATAACTATGAAAATAGTTTTAGTAACAGGTGGGTTCGATCCCATTCATAGCGGGCACATACGTTATTTAGAAGCGGCATGTAGCTTAGGAGATAAGTTAATTGTAGGACTTAATAGCGATAAATGGTTGTCCCAAAAAAAGGGTAGACCATTTATGCTCTGGGGCGAACGTTCTACTGTGTTGTCTAATTTAAAATTTGTAGACAGAGTTATAGATTTTAATGATGATGACGGTACAGCGATAGATGCCATTCGCATACTACGGCAACTGCATCCATCTGGGGCTGTGATATTTGCCAATGGAGGCGATAGAACAAACTCCAACGTGCCGGAAATGTCTTTGCAGGATCCTAAGGTAGAATTTATATTTGGAGTTGGTGGGTTTGATAAAGTTAATTCTAGTTCATGGATCTTGGATGACTGGAAGAAACCAAAAACATCAAGGACATGGGGCTATTATAGAGTTCTGCATGAAGTAGAATCACATGTAAAACTAAAAGAATTAACCGTTCTTCCAAAAACCTGTTTAAGTATGCAACGTCATCAACACCGAAGTGAATTTTGGTTTGTTGCACAAGGCGAAGCGGCAGTCTATACATTAGACTCCTCAAGTGACCATGATTTAGTTGGTCATTATACAAAATACCAGTCAATTTTCATAAACAAACAACAATGGCATATGTTATGTAATGAAACTGATCAACCGTTGAAAATTGTAGAAATTCAATACGGCGATGATTGTGTAGAAGAAGATATCGAGCGGCAATGACAAAGTGGTTATTTCTCAGCAAAAACGCTAAAGATCCAGTCATAAATTTGTTTGCGGCTGGTTGTAGACAACCTGTGATAAACACAGAAGTTTTTAAATACACTCCTGGTCCTTATCCTATAGTTTTGCGTGGCATAATGAAACATAAAGTTATTAAGCAATGCTGGAGTGACAACCGTACTTTTTATTACGTAGACACAGGGTACTTCGGAAATGAAAAAACCATCACTAACCCACGAGGTTGGAAACTTTATCATAGAATAGTGAAAAACAATCTCCAACATGGAGAGATTATTGCACGGCCCGATGATCGATGGAATAAACTAGGCAAAACGATTGCACCATGGAAAAAGCACGGAAGAAAAATCCTTGTTGCTAAACCTGATATAAAACCTTGTGTCTTTTATGGTATTGATCTTGAACAATGGGTCAGTAACACTGTTGAAACTATAAAACAGTATACGGATAGACCCGTCGTGGTAAGAGAACGTGCCCCTAAGAGAGAGGATAGAATTACTACAGATACTTTAGAATCTGCATTGATGGATGATGTGTTTGCACTGGTCACTTACAATTCTATTGCTGCTACGGAATCGGTATTACTTGGTATCCCAGCTTTTACATTGGCCGCGGCAAATGCTGCTAGCCCTGTCTGTAGCAACGATTTATCTAAAATAGATAATCCATATTATCCAGATGATCAAAAAAAACATGCATGGGCATGCCATTTGTCCTATGGACAGTTTCATCTATCTGAATTAAGAGATGGTTCGGCTCATGCTAAGTTGGAACAATGGTATGGATGAAGAATTAGAAAAAGCAAATAACCCTATAAGAGTTTACGTTGGATGGGACAGTAGAGAGGATATTGCCTATCAAGTTTGTAAATTCAGTATAGAAACAAGAAGTCATAATGTAGAAGTTTTGCCTTTAAGACTGGATCACCTTACCGAGTTAGGCCATTACGGTAGAGCAAAGGATACGCTTGGATCAACGGAATTTACATTTACTAGATTCCTAGTGCCAAAGTTAGAAAATTATAAGGGCTGGGCAATATTTTGTGATTGTGATATATTGTGGAAAATAGGAGTTGAAGAACTGGTAGAATTATTTGATGATAGGTATGCAGTCATGGTTGTAAAACATGATTATCAACCTACAAGATCGGTTAAGATGGATGATAAGCAGCAATATCTCTATCCGAGGAAAAATTGGTCATCTGTGATTTTATGGAACTGCGGTCATCCAAGCAATAAACAATTAACTAAAAGCGTCGTTGATACTGCGACCGGCGAATACCTGCACAGATTCCAATGGCTGCAGGATGATGAGATTGGTGAATTGAATTGTGAATACAATTGGCTAGTCAACTGGTATAAGGAACCAGAAAATGGTTCGCCGAAACTTATTCATTACACTGAAGGAGGTCCCTGGTTTAAAAATTATGAGCATTGCGAGTATGGGGCACTATGGGAAAGAGAAAAATTTGCATATTTTGATGCATTAAATAAAACACTAGAAATAAAAGAAATAAATCCTTACGCCAATCTTCCACAAGACATAAAAGATGTAATTGATAATGTATTAAAATATAGAATCGATCCACACGGAGAATTTTATAATGTAAATTTTCAAGAGTTAATGAGGAGTGTGAAAGTGTTAGATAATAAAAATGTTTATGCTGTCGATGGTGCAAGAGATCCGCAAGATCCTAAATTTAACACTAGCCCCTATGATGGTTTTTTAAAATCCTTTATCATGGGCAGTGGTGGACAGATAACTCATTATGAAAAAGTATCAAAAAGCACTACCCCAGTAGTATTTCGAGGCATCACAAAAAGCAAACACATGCGGATCTGCCAAGAGAAAGGCAGGACTTTTTATTACATAGATACTGGTTATTTTGGCAATGCAAGGAAGAAATTATACCATCGCATAACAAAAAATGCCATGCAAAATGTAGGACCTATTATCCATAGACCCAGAGACAGACTCGCTGCCACCGGCCTGCAACTGAAAAAATTTAGGCCTGGAAGAAATATACTAGTGTGTCCGCCAAGTGCAAAGGCAATGTCTTGCTTTGGACTTGATTTACAAGAATGGTTACAGACAATTATCGTTGAAATTAAAAAACATACCGATCGACCAATAATAATCAGAGAAAAAGGCAGTAGACGTGAACGCACAGCCATTGACACCATGGAAATGGCACTTGAACGTAATATACATTGCCTTGTTACTTACAATAGCATTGCTGCCACAGAAGCTATACTGTTAGGCAAACCTGCTTTTACTCTCGGTCCAAATGCAGCCAGTGCTGTTTCTAGCAATGACCTAGTAAGGATAGATGATCCATATATACCTTCTCTAGACGAAGTAGAAGAGTGGGCCGCACATCTGGCATATGCACAATTTACTGAAGCGGA